CCTTGAGGCCAACGAGGCCTTCATCGAGGAGTCAGCAGAGGACGCCCTTGTTGGGCGCCAAGCCGCACAAGAGGCCGAGGCCCCCATCGTTGCCGATGAGCCCTCTGCGCTTGACGAGGCCGTTGGCGCCGAAGCCGATGTCGTCGAGCCGCAGCCCATCGACCCTAGGGTCCAAGAGCTCGAATCAGCCGCTGGTGCCTTCGAGGCGAAGCTGGTGGAGAAGTACGGTGGCCTCGAGTTCGCCAAGCCGCGTGATCGTGCGAAGCTCCGCAAGATGCGCCATGAGGCAGAGGACGCCGCAAGGGGCGAGCCTCTGTCGAACGTCGAGCTGCTGGAGCGCAAGGCCAAGGACTACGAAGAGGAACTGATCGTCCGGCGTGGCAGCGTCGAGAAGGCGACCAAAGGCGAGCGCGCGTACCTCACGGGGCTCCAGAACAAGGCCAAGCGCCGTGGTGCATCGGAGGGTCTGGCCATTGACCAGCCGACGCCCTTCGGAGAGGAAAGCTACCGCCAGAGGCGCCCGGAGACCCAGAGGGTCGCAGAGAGCGCACAGGAGGCTGTGGCCTACGGTGGCGTCGGTCCCGACAGGGCTGCTGAGATCATCCGCGCTGCTGACGAGGCCTTTGAGTCTGGTGAGGATCTGCTGGACACACGCCACCAGAAGATCCCTGGCGTCATGAACCTGGCCATGCTGGGGTCTGACGCGAACCGTGGGTTCCTCCAGAGCTACCTCAACGACTTCGAGATCCGCAACGGAGTCGATGAGTTCGGCAAGCCTCTGCCCAAGGAGCAGATCGGTAAGAACCCCACGGCCAACCGACCGCGAGGCCGAGGTGCTCAGAAGAGCTTCCTAGAGGCGCAGGCTGAGGAGTCGAGCGTCGTCTTCTTGGAGCGTGCGCTGGGTCGTTCGCCGCAGGAGATTACGGCTGCGCTAGAGCGCATGGCTGTCGGGCAGCGGGAAATCTCGACGATGTACGCGGCTGCCGGCAAGTACATCGACAACTACATCAGCGACATGGACATGCTGCGTTTGGCAGCCAAGGGTCAGGACGTTGTGCTGCCCAATGGTCGCAAGATGACCAACGCGGACTTCCTGAACTCGCAGAACCTCAAGAGCCAAGACGCCGCTGCCATCGCGTACCAAGAGGCCGAGGAAGCTCTTGGTGAACTGCTGCGCTCCTTCGGCAGCGTGCGCCGAGAGGGCGGTCGGAACCTACGCGCCATGGGTCAGCGATCGGCAGCCGTGGCCACGCCTGAGTTCATCGAGGCGAGGCTCAAGGCCATGGGTGGGCGCGAGCGCATCCTGAACAACGCCGAAGCCTTGGCGATGATGCGGAAGGAGCTGGGCACATCTGCGATGGTCCAGAAGCTTCTGCACTTCGACAAGAAGCAGCGGTTCTACGCGATGATGAACGAGGTGTTCGTCAACAACATCCTGTCGGCACCTCGGACCCTGTCGACGAACTTGTTCGGCAACATGGGCACGGCGATCTACGGGCCGCTGGAGACCCTTGTGGGAGCCGCTGTCTCCAAGGGTGCGCGCCAGATCATGGGACGCGATGCGACCCTGGTGGCCAAGGAGATGCAGCGGGCCACCGACGAGCTGATGCAGCTTGCGGAGCAGTTCGGCACCGCGTGGGCCTACGGGCGCAAGGCGTGGCGCCAGAAGGACTACATCCTCGATGCGGGCCAAGGCACGCTGGATCTGCCGGAGTTCATGCAGACGGCCGTCAACTCGCAGAACTTCGGCTACGTCATCGGCAAGGAGCTCGACCCAAGCAAGGGTCTGGGGCTCGCTGTCGAGAAGTTCGGCAACGTGATCCGGACGCCCTCGAGGGCGCTGATGGCCACCGACGAGTTCTTCAAGCAGTGGCAGTACAGGTCATCGGTGTCCGCGGACCTGATGTTCGAGGGGCGCATCAAGAAGCAAGAAGGTGAGATCGACGACATCGACCTCTTCGTCGAGCGCGAGCTCCGGGCGATGACCCGCCGAGGCCAAGCGTTCACTCAGCGGAACCTCCAGGCTCAGGCCATGCGTATCTACCGGCCTGACATGGACCGCTACAAGAACGCGACGTTCCCGCTGGATGCCCTTCAGGCCGACCGTGACGCCTGGGTCAAGAAGCAGATGCAGTCCAAGGACGGGGTGGACCGTGGAGAGATCGCACAGCGTGCCTTGGAGAAGGCGCGGGAGCGGACGTTCACCAACGACCTCGACCCGGACGGTGGCTTCCTCAGCAGCGTCGGTATCACGGCGCAGCGCCTGGGAACCAAGCACCCGTGGTTCCGCCTCTTCGTGCCGTTCATCAGGACTCCGATGAACATCCTGCTGTACGCCAGCCGGCGCACGGCCCTCCCCGGTGTAAACAAGGATCTGTACGGCGCTGCGGAGTACATGTACCGCACCCGACTGGGCTCCAAGAACCTCGACGCCGTCAAGACCAAGATGGCCCAGCAGCTTGCCAGCAAGGACGCCCGCGTCCAGGCAGACGCCATGGGTCGGATGATGTCCGCTCTTGGCTTCAGCTCGCTGGCCCTGGGTATGGTGGCCTCCAACCGGATCACCGGAGCGGGACCGAAGGACAAGCGCCAGCGGGACCTTCTGGCTCAGACGGGGTGGCAGCCGTACTCCATCAAGGTCGGTGACACTTACGTCAGCTACCAGAAGCTGGACCCCTTCGCGACCATGCTGGGCATCTTCGCGGACATCGGTGACGCTGGTCGCTATGCGCCGCCTGAGGAGCAGGGCGAACTGGCCAAGCTGATGATGGGTGCTGTCGCTTCTGTGGCGAACAACATCCAGAGCAAGTCGTACCTCCAGGGTCTGGTGCAAGCCAGCGGCATCCTTACGGACCCCGATGTCACCGTCAGCAAGACCACGGGCCGACTGGCCTCTGCGTTCATGGTGCCGGCGTTTGTGGCAGCGGGGCGCGACCTGACGGACCCGCAGCTACGAGAGGTGCGTGGTCCTCTGGATCAGATCATCTCGCGCATCCCGTTCCTGAGCGACAGCCTCGACCCGCAGCGAAACATCCTCGGTGAGCCGGTGGACAAGAAGACCTTCGGCGGAGCAGGGCGCACGGCCGCCGATCTGTCGAACATCTTCCTCCCGACGATGATCAACACCACGACGGACGATGTGGTGAGCCAGGAGCTGGCCGATCTGGCGTACCCCTTCGACAACCCTTCGCGGTTCAAGTACTCCGAAGACCTGTCGACCATCACCAACGACAAGGGCCAGTCGGCCTACGACCGTTGGATGGAACTGACGGGCTCCGTGAAGATCGGCTACGGGCAGAGGCGCAACCTCCGCAGTGCCATGCGCCGGCTGATTCAGTCGAACTACTACCAGCAGTTGCCCACCGAGGGCGTGTCTGAACTGGATGTGGACTCCCCGCGTGTGCAGGAGATCCAGAACCTCCTCAACAGGTACAGGTCAGCAGCCCTTCGCCAGATGCTGACGGAGTTCCCCGAGCTCGAGCGCACTTCGCGGGCACAGCGGCTGGCGAAGATTGCATCCCGACGAGGCCAAAGCCCTGAAGCCATCCGCAACCAACTGTTCCCCCTGGAGTGACCCATGCCCCTGAGCTACTCGACCTACACAGGTGACGCGAGCACGACGAGCTTCGCGATCACCTTTGACTACCTACCGGAAACGGTAGTGGTCAGCGCCACGCCTGCGGGCATCCTCGTGTACCTCGATGATGTGAAGCAGACGAGCGGCTACAGCCTCGTCGGCACCAACATCGTCTTCGGTGCGGCCCCGGGATCCGGTGTGGACATCCGCATCGTTCGCTCCACTCCGCGAGGCAAGAGCGACCGCCTGGTGGACTACGAGGACAGCACCACGCTCACCAGTGCCCTGCTGGACACCTCGGCCCTCCAGCTCCTGTACATCGCCCAGGAGGCGTTTGAGCAGTCGACCAGCGGTGGTGGCGCTACGCCTCTCTACCTCCCCTACTCGACCACGCTGGGTGCTTGGGATGCAGAGAGCCAGAAGGTGTCGAGGGTAGCCACGCCTGTTGCGGGCACCGATGCGGTCAACAAGACCTACGCGGACGATGGCTTCCTGCCCTACGACACCAGCGCCGGCACCTACGACGCAGCGCGATCGGGGGCGAACAAGAAGATCGACGGCGTCGAGGATCCCCAGGGCAACCAGCAGGCCGCGACCAAGAAGTACGTCGATGACATCGCGGAGTTCGGTGTCGCTGGTGTGCCTCAGTCCTTCAAGTTCACCGCAAATGGATCGACCAACACCTTCACGCTGTCGAACCTCCCTTACGCCGTGCCGGAAATGCTGGTTGTCGGGCTCGACGGTGTGCTCCAGCTTCCCGGTGACGACTACTCAGTGGTCCGGGGTGCGGTGAACTCGCAGCTCGTCTTTGACAACTACACGCCGACGAGTGGCCAGGTCATCAACGTGCTGAACTTCGGCAGGGCTCGCTTCATCGACAGCGCCCTGCTCCAGGATGACAGCATCGCAACCTCGATGATCCAAGACTCGGCTGTCACGACTGCGAAGGTCGCTGACACCGCTGTCACCACTGCGAAGCTGGCGGACACCGGGGTGACCACGGCAAAGCTCGCGGATGCCAACGTCACCACGGAGAAGATCGCAGATGCGAACGTGACGACGGCGAAGCTGGCCGACGATGCGGTCACCGAGGCCAAGATCGCAGACGACTCCGTGGACTTCGCACGGCTGAAGAAAACGGGGTTCCTGAGCGGTGGCCACGGGAACAACACCCCGGTGTTCTTGCAGGTGATCGTCGGTGAAGAGGACCTCACCGCTAGTACCTTGGGTACAGCGGACATCTCGGACTTCAACGAGTCCATCACATCGTTCAGTGTCTCTGACTTTGGTGCCGCAACGTCCAATGTGAACATGGGCAACGGGCGGCTCGTCAACCTAGCCACGCCTACTGCGGACAGCGACGCTGCGACGAAGGCATACGTCGATATCAACACGCAGTCGGCCATGAAAGGCGAGCTGGTGACCGACATCACGCTGGGATCGGCTGCCGGCACGTTTGATGTCGAGGGCTGGTTCGATGACAGCAAGTACCTCTACTACGAGGTCCACTGCATCGGCTTCAGGATCTCAGACAACAACGGGTTCATCGGCATTCGGACAAAGAACTCGTCCGGGTCTTACCCAGGCGATGCCGACGGCTACTACACGGTGAGCAACTACGGAAACCCCGTTCCAACAGCGGCGAACGGACAGTTGACACCGCAACTTGGAAACAAGACCTCCAGCGGTGAGGGATACGCCAACTTCGTGCTGCGGCTTCCTGACAACAACTCCTTGGTTCCCTCGTTCAAGACGATCGAGACTCGAGGCACGAGCACGAACCGCTTCTTCCAGTTCGGCATCACCGACGGGCCTCAAAGGTTCGAGGATGCGGTCATCGTCCGACACAGCACAGGGACAATCCAAGGGCTCAGATTCCGGTGCATCGACAGCCTAGGTGACTCTAGCACCTCTGGCACCATCCGCGCCGGTGCCCGTGTACTTGTCTACGGCTACGAGGGCCTCTCCTGATGGTTACGAAGATGCGAGTGGCCGGGGTCGAGTTCCCCGGCATGTTGGTCCCGATCGGTTCCATCTTGGCCTACAGCGGCGCTGCTGCGCCCACTGGCTGGGTGCTGTGCGACGGGGCCGCGATCAGCCGAACGACCTACGCCACGTTGTTCGCCAACATCGGCACCAACTTCGGCGCAGGTGACGGCTCAACGACCTTCAACGTGCCCGACCTCCGTGGGCGCGTCATCGTGGGCAAAGACGACATGGGTGGAGCTGCGGCCTCGCGTGTCACCACTGGAGGCGAGGGTCTCAACGGAGCCAGCTTGGCTGCTGCGGGCCAGAGGATCGTCGAGTCCGACGCCACAAAGGATCACGGTGTGGTCTTCAACTTCATCATCCGCGCGACCTCGACTGACTGATGACTACACAGGACGACCTCTTGCTCGCCATAGGGCGCCTCGAGGGGAAGGTGGACAGCATCCTCGCGACCATGCGGGTCCACCAGGATCAGCTCGACAAGCTAGACAGGCGAGTGCGCTCGCTGGAGGGCGGTCGAGCTTGGGCGATGGGCATGGCTGCGGCCGTGTCTGTCATCACCACCTTCGGCATCAAACTCTTCAGCATGTGACATGGCTCTCGTAACAGCAAGCATCCTCGCCGCCCGAGGGCTCACGACGGACACAAACGGCACCACGATCATCGCGCAGAGAAAGCGTGACGAGACTGGAGCCATGCAAGCGAAGTGTACCGCCGGGTCTGGAACAGTCGCTCTCCAAGGGCGTCTGTCGGACCAGTTCAGCTTCATGGACCTGACCGATGGTGGCTCAGAGTTCGTGCTCTCCGCAGGAGACGAGAAGATCTTCGCGGACCTCCCGATCCTTCCCCAAATAAGAGCCAGGGTCACAAGCGTTGACGCCAGCGGCTTGGGTACAGGCTTCTACATCTACGTCATGCAGTGAACCATGAGCAAAGTCCACATCCTCCTAGATACTGACGCCGCGTCCGGTGATGTGACCGGGACGCAAGTCAACTGCCAGCACCTCTACGACGAGGCCGGCGCAGTCCAGTACCGAATCACGGCTGGCTCCTGCACCGAGGTTGAGCTCCAGGGTCGCCTGCACCCTGACCTCGACTTCGTCGAGATCGCTACCTCTGGCGCCCTCAACGTCTCCACCACCGCTGAGGTGCTTCAGACCGGGGTCGCCGTCATGCCGCAGATGCGCGCTGTGCTGAAAGGCGGCACGGGTGCATCGGTCATCGTGGGCTTCATGGAGTGAACCATGGCTAAACCTGGCTTGTACGAAAACATCGCCCGAAAGAGGAAGCGCATCGCAGCCGGCAGCGGCGAGCGCATGCGGAAACCGGGTGCCCCTGGTGCCCCTACTGCCGAAGCCTTCCGTGACTCGGAGAAGACCGTGAAGAAGAAGCGCAAGAAGAAGGGCAAGAAGTCCGCCATGAAGCGTCGGGGCCTTGCCATCGCCAACGAGCAGATGCGCCGAGGCCGCACCGGGTACTGATGGACCTGAACAAGATCCTCGAGTCCCTGCACGGGGCTCTTGCCCAAGACCTCTTGGAGAAGGTCCAGAGCGGCGAGGCGACCGCTGCTGACCTCTCGGTGGCGCGTCAGTTCCTGAAGGACAACGGCATCGACAGCTTGGCCTTCGCTGACGCCCCCATCACCAACCTCGCCGCCGTCCTTCCGTTCGAAACCCCTGATGAGCCTGTGGCTCAGG